CCTAAGTGGAGGTCTACCAACCCTCCAAGACGAAAGTCTCCATAGGTAGCGAATCTCAGTCCCACTGTTTAATGGAATCTTCAAAGTAGATGAGGTAACCCTCTCAAGTCTCTTTGTCGACGACACCACAGTTTGGAACCGTCCCAGTCCATAGTTCAAGTTGTATACATGCAGAATCCAGTTTCACCTTCATTTCTATGCACATAATAACCCTTTCTACTTCATCCTGGGGCTTACGCCACCGTTAGAATCCTTCCTCCCCTCATTCATATTTCGGCGATGGTCGATGGGTCTTGTAGATCGAGATGGACGTAAAGTCCAAATTCTCAGAAAATCCGCAAGTTTCTCCCTTCGACCACTCTATCCTCTTCCCTGACTTTGCACCCACATCCTTCACCCAGCTCCAGATACCCATGTCACGTCCACGTTTGAATTGACGCGCTTTTTCTCTAGAGAGAGCTGCCATTTTGAACGACCGTTTGATGTTTGTCGTTTTCATGTATGCATCACCCATTTCTTCGGGCCCAACAAGCATATTATCTTGAGAGATAAATCCTGAGAGGAATGTTTGTTCCCAGAACCCATCTTCTTCACCTAGGAAACGTAGTAATCCAATATCTACGTCCTCTTTAAGTTCACTCTTGATTTCCAGTAAATCCTTCTGGAGATTGAACTCGTGGGATAAAGCCGTCATAAGACCTGGCTTCGGCATTTTAGGAGAGATCTTTCGAATGTATCTCTCAGCCGCATCGGGGCAACCTTCCAAAGTTGCAATCTCGATGTAATCCTGTGCGGTGAATTTATGCTTGCGGGGAGGGGTAAGACCTAACCCTCCGAGCGATTGAGGAATGTAGTACGGAGTATCATTATCCGCACACCCTACCCCACAATCTTTATACTTTTGCAGCATCTTCAACTGTATCTGTCTGAATGTTTCCGTGTATGCCTCCCTAAACGCAGGACGACTAGTATTAACATTGTCGCCGGCGAGCATCTCAAGTCCCTTTCGTCCACGAGCTTCAATAGTCATCCTCCATTTGACGTAATTTTCCAAATATGTTGACCTAAGTCTTGTATCTGTTAATTGCATCCTTTGAATGAATCGTAATTGGCCCAATTCGTCGGAAATCTTGTTGTAAGCCCTTTTCTTGGCTTCCATTTCTAGCTGCTCACCTACATCACACCCCTTAGGTACCTTAAACGAAGCCCCTGTGTATTCTAGGGCGGACCTTTTCCTCATCCGTAGATCTTGTGCGAGCATTTCTAAGTCTCGGTTCGATGTCTCGGAGAGGTTTACACCGTCTTGTCCCGTCCCACTCCTACTACCCCCAATAAGAAGGCGAGAATTGGCTGACGAAGTCTTGACGAACAAAGTGTTCGGAGGTAAGCAACCTGCTCGGGAAAAAACCTGAGCTACGGTAGCAGTCCTCTGTCCACGGGTGTGGGACTTGTCCCCGCCATTTGTTGGTCTGACGGAGAAGTAGAGTTCGCTGTTGATTATTGCGACCCTTTTATGAGTGTAGTTTTTACCCAGAGAGAATTTAAGGCCACATTGTTTTGTAACCTCTTTCCATATGTCGTAATGTAAATTAGAGTAACACCAATATAAGATGTCATCCCCATTAACGCACATAGGTAGTTCCCCTAGAACACAGAACTCATTCTTACCTAAACTTCCAATTGAACGGAAGTATTCCTCATAAGCGACCTTTGTCGCAGCCAGATTGATCAGGCAGAGGATAGGGAAGGAGCTCGGTGAACCCATTAGTTGTCCCCACTGTTGTTTGTGTAGTGGTCCATTTTTCGTGTACTTGAGTGAATGTCCTGTCAAACACTGCTTTAAGACCCATTGGTCTTCGAGCGGGATA